TTATTCGAATAAATCCAGATTCTGGTCTAAATTGAATTTAAGCTTTTCTTCACCATTTACGATATGACGGATCGTTCTGATTGTCACGCCAAATTTGCGGGCGATTTTAGAGCGGCTTTCTTTTTTTGCTGCCATTTCACGAATAGTTCTATTACGCATTGCAATTGTGATTGTAGTTGCCATAGGTACTTCTATTGAATTGTTCCCTAAATGCTCTGAGAGCAACTGTAGCTTAGAATAACCAATGATCTGTGATAGCTCGTGATGAATGCCTAAAGCATGTTTATGGGGTACAAAAACTAGTATGCCGCCATAGTTCTCAATAAGACTCAAAGCTGGTTTTATGCCAATAAGCTTCGCCACAAATGCAAAGTTTTTAGGCATAAGTGCAATGAGTTCTTCATCTGAAAATAATTGTTGTGCGTCGGTAATGTGAGGACGATAAACCATAATTGCTCCCGCTGTTATCCCATGTTAAGATTTAGCAGTCCTAGATATATTTTTCCTCTTACTTGTATGGGTTGGCGGAATTAAAAACCTCAGTGTTGGCGCACTGGGGTTTTTGCTTTTTTATTCTTCTGTTCTTTCAATGCCACAACGTTTACACCATTGGCGTAAGTGATTAATTATCATGTCTGCGTGGTGGCTGCTCATAAATTGCAATGCACTCACACCAACTTTGTTCTCTACAAATTTTGCTAAAGCTTTTTCATCTTTATTTCTAACTTGACCAGCTGCATGTAGTTGCAACCATAAATGACGAATCAATTTGCTTTGCGCATCGCTTGCTAAGTTCTTAACGCCAGATTTATTTTTTGATTCAACTTCAAAGCCAAGTTGTTTGAACCGATCCAGCACAGCTTCAAGCTGTGCTAGATTCAAATCTTTTGAACTGGTTTTACCAGTAGTGCTAATAAGAATGTCTCGATAAAGCTCTTCATCTAAACCAAGTTTTGTTTTGCCCACATGGATTAGCTTGATCAGATTGGCTTTTTTATTGAATTTCATCTCTTGCACCTTTCTCTGCTTCAATTATTGCTTCAGGTGTAGATTTATTCTGTGAGTGATCAACTATTTGACTGCACAAGTAAGTTTTTTTACCAACATAAAAACCACCGAGACGCTCACATTCTTCAGCAGTTTCGTTTTCTGTATATGACTTACAAATAAGCCACCCAATAATTAACCCAAAAATGAAGTAACCCATTTCACACCACACCTTGGAATGCTTGAAACAATCCAATAATTGCTAGAAAAGCCAATGTGATTGATGCACCAGCTTTAAATTTATATGACCGTTTTTCAAAAACAGTCAGACCAGTATTATTTTTGGCGGTCCACGCCAATTTAGCTTCCTTAAAACACGAACCTAAGCCCATAAGAAAGACTGCAAAGTAAGCCAATACTGTTGCCCAATTCAGCAATTCGTTCATGTAGGTGCTCCCAACTTTTCAAATTGTTTGCCACCATTCATTGCTTGATTTAGTTTTGCTGATTTCCCAGATTGTTTGCCCGCATGATAATCATTAGCTGCTCTATCATTAAATACTTTGCCTTTATTGCGATCTTTGGGCGTAAATGAACCAAGCTTTCTATGAGCTTTATCCATATGTTTTTTAATACGTTCATTGGTATTTGCTGGAACTTCAATATCTAAGTCAGTTATTAAATGCTTAACTGAATCCACCCAACCTTCACAAAATAAATCCGCACGACGTACCTTGTTTTTTTTGACTGTTACACGTTTTAAGCTGTTTTCAATAAAGCTTTTTCTTGAACGAATCACTTGGCGATATAAAACATCAAAAGTGTAAGACGCAACTTCTGGTGCTGGATCGACACCAATAAATGTCCATGAAGCTTTAATACCCCAAGTACTGCTACCAGAACTAAAAATAGGTTTGCATTGCATGGCTCTAGCTATAGTCATAACTAAGCTTGCTTCCCACGCTTGAGGAACCTTTGTTGCTTTACTTTCGCAACTAGCCTCAACGATATCGAGTAGATCAGGATCAATCTGAAATTCGCGCATCAAAGCCTGTGCTTGACGTAGTGCAATTGCAGCTTCATTTTCATTGGCTGATTTAGCTAATGCTAAACATTTTTTGATTTTTAGAATTGCTTCTTCACGGGTCATACTCATTATGCTGTCTCCTTAAGACTCTCAATCACTTCAGGTGGTAACTTTTCTAAATCTTCGATGCTGATCATTATGTTCTCGCTGCTCTTCAGTACTGGATCACGACATCCAGCAGACACAGGCACGAATGCCTGTGTTTCGCTTATGCTTGAAGCGTGTTCAGAGCTATATCAATCGCACGTTGTTGAACTGTATGCCGTGAAATTCTCTGACCAGCCTCATTCAAAACGTGATACTCGAACCATCCGCAAATGTTGTATTTACGGACAACACTTAAACCGTGCTTTTCAAGCATGTCTAAGCCCTTAATTTTTGTTGCCATTACTTAACAGCCTCTTTAAGTGCTTTACCTGCTTTGAAGGAAGGTACTTTTGCCGCAGCAATTTGTAACTCTTCGCCAGTTTTAGGATTGCGGCCTGTACGCGCAGCGCGTTCTTTTACGGAAAAAGTTCCGAAGCCAATCCAAGAAACACTTCCGCCTTCAGCTAAAGCAGCAGCGATTGCATCTTCCACTGCTTGTAGTGCAGCTGCTGCCTGTGATTTAGTTAAATAAGCGTCCATTGCGATGTTTGCGATTAAGTCAGATTTATTCATGGGTAGTATTTCCTTCAGTAGTTGCTTGAGTTTGGTTAAGTGCTGTACATGCGATATCTGCATGTTCGTGGCGGTAGAAATGGCCGACTAAAACGTCGTCCTCACGGACGATTGCAAACAATGCTTGCGGATCATCATTTAGCTGTGGTTCAAGTGATTTAACTGTGTACATGTTGATAGCCTCAGACAGTGGGTTTAGTGAGCAGCTGTAGCTGCTGGATCAACGGTTTCAATTTCATAACCAAAGTTGTTGCGCTGTTTAAGAGTTGCACCAATTTCAGCGATTAGTTCAGGCGTGAGTTGTTTGATTGACTCCTTATCAGGTTCGGTTTTAGTACGGATGCAATGTTCAAGCTTTAATTGCTTGAGCATCTGGCAAGTAAAAACAGGATCAGGAATAGTCACACTGGTTGATAAGCGGTAGCCAACCGAACCGTGTGTCAGCTTTTTACTTTTGATTTGCAAAAACTCATTTTTGCGGTGATCACAAAATTCTTTAAGTTGAAGTTCATACGCCTTAACTCGTTCCAATAGCGGTTTAAGACGTTGTTTGGTTGCTTCCTTGAGCTTGTCGACCTGTTCATTACAAGCAGCTTCTTCAAGTGCGATGTCACGGTTGATATCAGCCATTTGTGCCAATGTTTGATCAACTGCTTCCCAACTTTGAAGTTGTGGTTCTTTGAGTGATTTACGTGCCATTAGTTTGTTTGCTCCTGTGTTTCAGCTGCTTTTAAGCGTTGGTAGCACTGTTCTAAAGTTTCATCTGGTTGCTTGTGTTTAACGACATGCGCCATAAGTTGTTCTTTTGGAATATTCTTCAGCCCACGTTCTGGCTGCTTCTCATTCATTTGGGTGAAGCCCATCATTTCTTTAAAATTGATGTTTGGACGTTCATGTTTTTGACGTTCATGTTCAGCTTGCTCAGCTGCACGTTCAGCTTCAGTTTTAGCTTGTGGTGCAGCAGCTCGACGCTCTGTTGGTACTGGCGCATTTTCTGGTTTGAATGAACTGATCACTTCATATAGATAGCCGTGGTTTTTCAGAGGCAACTGCAACTTGCCTTGGTCACGACGCTCAATCATTGTGTTGATTGCCCAGATCCATGCTGCTTTAGGAGCTGGGTAACTGTGGTGACCACGTTTGATTTGCTGTGCATTAATATCCGCAGCAATTTCGCCAAGTAACTTAGCCGTACGTTCAAAAGTAAGCTCACGATTTTGAGAGCGAAACATTCCCAAATACTTGACCAGTGGCGTAGCTAAATCACCAACCAGATTTAGTGAAGCTACAAACGCTTTGCTGGCTTCACCATGCCCTAATAGGGCATCTAGGCTGTTTGTTGCTCCGCAAGCTGGGCATCTAGTTTTCATTTAGTGACTCCCAGCAAGTCGCAACAATGCGTTGTGGATTGCCTTGATAATTAGGCAAGCACAGTCTTCACCAGAGTCACCTTGTAAGGCTTCTTGGTACAGTTCAAAGAATTCTGGATCATCAGAAAGTTTCTGAAGCTGCTCCCAAGTAAGTTCGTTGGGAATAACTGCATGTTTGTTATCAACTAACTTATTCAAGTCTTTGTTGAAGTGCTGGCGTTTCTGTTTGATGTTCATAGACCACCTCGGAAATGCTTGGATTTGCTTTCAACTGCTGTTTGACAGTCTATGCAAAGCTTTACATTGCCCAGAGCGCGACGACGCTCTGGAATTTCTGCACCACAGTCTTCACATTCATAGTTACTGACTTGGTCAAAGTGTTTAATGTTGGCAAGTGCATGGTCTAAATCCTGTTCAGACAAAGTGCTTGCAACGTCTGCAAAATCAGCCATTGCAACCTCCTAGCACAGCCATCACTACAGCGACTGCAAAAAACCAAACTGCAAAGTTCACAATCAGTAAATTTCTTAAATTAAATTTCATGACTTAAACCCCCATCACGATGTCGCGTGTGATAACGTCCTCGCCGATTTCTGCTGCGAGGTTCATAGAACTGGTAATTAAGTTGCCAATGGCAAGTGGATATAAAAGTGAGCGTGTGGTTTTGCCAGCGCTGTTGATTTGAGTTAGACGGTCAACAACTGCTTGAATGCCTTCTTCAGTGATGATCGACTCCAGTTTTTTATCGACGCTTTTAACTCGGTGTTGTAAGTACTCAACTAATGAAGTATTTGTTAAAGGTTCCAGTGTCACACTCTCACAACGCTGTACAACTTCACGTACCGCTGGGTTGCGCTCACTTAATTTGTTTGCAAGTTCTGGCTGACCGATTAAGACGATCCCAATTAGTTTTTTGTAGCCGTCCTCTAATTCAAAGAAACGCTTTAACTGTTTAAGAGTAGCGATTGGCAAGCTGTGAGCTTCTTCAATCACTAATAAATGGCTATAACCAGCTTCACTTGAATTTTTTAAAATCATATGTACTTGACGGAAACGAGCCTCGGCAGACATGCGTGGTTTCTCTTGACCAGCACTAACCGTATTAATAATTGCTTCAGCAATATGGCTTGATTTAAGTGTCTTACCTTGAATGTCATTATCTTCAGTCGCAATGACATATGGTTCGATAATCAAAATTGGTAATTTTTCACGACGAATACGATCTAAAAGGTCGCGTCGTAAAGTCGATTTACCTGAACCTGACTCACCTGAAATTGCAATGAATCCGCCATGTTTAGCTGTCTGATATAAGGCTTGACGCACATAGTTGATGTCGCTATTCAAGAATAGTTCTTCAACTGCACGAACTTCATTTGTGAAAGGGTTGTCAAACAAGCCAAAATGTTTTTTAGCTTGTTGAGTCAACGACTGTTTTGCGAGCAACATGGCTTGTTCGTCCTCATTTAAAAGTTCATTAATTTGTTTGTTTCCGTGTCGTGCTACTAATGCGCGATACACATGGTCTAGTTCTCTTTCACTAGCTGCCTCTGAGCAAAGTCTTTCAAGAAGTGTTTTTTGTGGTGGTGCATCAAACATTTCATTAAATGCATCATCGATTTCTGACTCGCTAATCTTTGCGTTGACCAAGAACTCTCTAAAACGGGCTTTCACAAAATCAGTATTCTTCTTCGGCCATCTAAGGCAGTTGATGATGATGTTGATCGATGACGGGCTTAGCTGTACGTATCGAGCTAAATCAGCTTGTATAATTCCGTTGTCTAAAATGAGGTCCTTAAGTTTTGTCGAGCAGTCTTTTTGTTTCATGGTTGCTCCTTAACCAACAACACGAAGTTGTGGCCGTTGTTGTGGAAGTTCTTGTTCAGCCTTTATTGCTTCAGCAATTTCACGTACTGCATCGGCAGGGACTAAACCATCTGGATAAGATTTTTTGAGGGCCTTGTAGTGATCCGTGGTCCACAGGTCACCAATTAAGCCTCGGATTTCTTTTGCAGCTTCTACTGTTGAAATAGGTGCAGATTCACGACGTTGTATTGGTGTAGTGACTTGCTCACCAGCACGTTTGATGTAAGTCGGAACTTCAACCGCTGCAACGTCTGCCATAGCATTGAGCTGACCGTCATAGGCTGGTTTCTTCTTGGCAATTGCTTTATCAACTTGCTCAAGAGTTTCAGCGTCATAAGCTTTTTTAAGTATGCGTTTGCGGTTTTCATCAATTTTGCTTTGAGGCATTGCCTTAATTTCTTCACCGATGATTGCTGCATCATTTCCAAAGCCAACCCAATCAACTTGCATTGGTTCGCATGTGAAAATGACCTCATTGCCGTGTTGATCTTTAGTCAATACATCGATGCATGGCGCACGGTATGGATTCACTACAATCTGCAACTTAGCTTTCGGGTAAACCCCATCAACATGACGAACGTCATAGTCTTGTGAGCCATAGCCTTGAATGGCATGACTAACCGTAAGATTGGCTTTAACTGTTTTTTCAACTGGTACTGTGCTGATAAGTTCACGACACAATTCCATTGGTGGAGCTAGGCGTAATTGTTCAGGCTTAATGGTTTGCCAAACAGCATTACGGCTGCGCTTAGTACGGCTATGAATTTTTGTTTCATTCCAGTACATGCGCCATGCAGCAGCTTGAGCATTTAACTCTTGGATATTGTTGATCTGCATGAAACGCAGACGGCCTTCAAACTGTGTTTCAACAATATTTTGAGCGTTTTCAACTTGGCCTTTTGCTTGTGAATTACCAGTTGCATGGGGTATAAAAGTTACATCTAGGCGCTCAAGTAAATTTCTGAATAAGCCACTGGTGTTTGCACAGCCTTTGTCTGTGTAAAGGATGTTTGGAACACCGTGCATCGGCTCTTGAGCAGAACGCTTTTGAATTGCATTTAAGAAAATCTCAATTAAGTTTTCAGAGCTTTCACTGCCATAGACATACTCAACATAAATTGAGCCTGAATAGTGGTCAGTCATGACATAGCGAATCACTCGGTCATTTTCGATTTTCTTCACATTGGCAGGTTTGTTCTTGTAGAACTTTTTCTCATCCATCACTTGCATACCGCCTTTAGGCAGGTAAAACAAAACACAGACAGAGGCATCAACTTGCCAAACGTGATTTGGATGTAGCGATTTTTGCTGTGTATGTGCCGATGGTGTAGCCAGTTGTTTTGGGTGGCACATGTTTTGTTTCATGACACGCGCAACTGTTGCTGCTGATACTTTTGGTGCTTTACCGTCAGCAATAAGCATTTCCAGTGCAGTAGTCATCGGCAATGTCTTTTTACCATTGGCACGGGTTGCTACATGCACCATACCGCCGACCATTTCAGCAACTTCTGTCGGCACAACTGTTTTGCCTTTATCAGAGCGTTGTTTACGTTCAGATTTAAAACCTACTTTTTCAAGTTCACGGTAAAGTTGTGGCTTGCTAAGACTTAAAAAGTCGCATGCAGTTTTAACAATCGCAGCTTTCCCACCAAACTCGGCAGCTGCAAGTTTGGCTGCAATTTCGCGCAAGTAATCTTGTTTTGCTAAGTTTGGATTTGTCATGATTACTGCTCCACGTTTGTTGCATCAAATGCAGCAGCGTCTTGATCCGCAGGTAACCATGCTGGGTTTACCATCGTTTCAAAATCAATTTGGATTCCAAATTCAACACTAGTTTGGGCAATCTGTTGAAATGCGCTGATAACGAGGGCTTCTAGTTGTTCTTGGATGTTGTAAAGGCCATGCTCGTTAATGGTGTCTAAAACAGAGTTGATAGTGTTCTTGAAGCGCACTGTGTCGTTGTGCATTGTTAAACATGCGCTGGTGGCTTCTTCTAAAGCCTTTGCAGCAATGAGTTGCTCTTCAGATTCAGCACGCTTTTTGATTTGAACAGGACTCTGGAGCTTAGTGATTTTTGAATCAAGCTCATTAATCTTTTCATCTTTCTTTTTAATTAACTGGTCAGATGCTTCTTTATCAAGTTGGGCGTCACGCAATGCTCGTTTAAGTTCACGCACTGACATAGTTTCTATTTTGTCTAATGTGACTTCGCCGAAACTACCACCTTCATTAATGGTTTGAATGTCGTCATCATCCAGTACAATTAGCTCTAAAAGTTTCGATTGGCTTTTTACAGCTTTCAAAACGGGAGACGTTTCCTGTTTTGCAAATTTCAATGTTGCACTCATTAACTTGCGTGCAAGGCTTGGGTCGAAACCTAGCAACTCAACACGATTTGTAAATTCACCGTGTGGTGTTTGCTCTTTAAGAAGTAAGAGACGCGTGCCTAATTCAAATAAGTCTTCAACTGTACGTCTTTGGTAGAAGCGAATACCGTCTTCTTCAAATGAGCTTTTAAGAGAGCACGAACATTGCAAGAAACAGAAAATGGATGTTTATTCCAAAAGATTTATACCTTTTGCTATAACTCTATGCGGGTTTGGTATTTCAATTTATTTAATAATTACCTTGGTTCTTCCTAATATGTTTGTATTAAAACATACGGATTGGTATTGGATTTACGCAGTTATTTTTGGATCAGTTTTTCCATCAGCCCTCTGGTTAAATAAAGTTAGAACAAGAGATGATAAATTGGTTGCTTACTATAAAGAACGCATTGAACTTATCGTACATATTCTAAGAATTCGTGGTGATTTATGAATAGGGATTTCGAATGGTTAAAATGGGTTGGTCTTTTTTCTGTTATTAGTATCATCGGTGCAGTACTTTATTTTATTCCTAATAAAAAAGTTACTCCCCCCACAACTGAGCAGACATCAGCGACCTTTAAAGAAGAACAATCTGTTGTCCACGATACCCAAGAACCTCTTGCACGATCATATAGTGAAGTTGTATTTGGGCTAAAATCTGAAGTTGGTGATGCCGTAAATGAAGTTCCTCCAGTTACATTATATGTTGCTGATTTAATGGCAGCTAGAAATGTAAAATGGGATGAGTTGAATCAGATTAGTACTACGACATACGGCAAAGTAATGAAAGATATTCAGGAAGAAGCCCTTAAACTTCTATGTTCAAATGGTGTAGTAACAGAGATTTATGGGTTCAATAGTCAGCAAGGAAATAAGTTTTATGAAGCTGGGATTTTGGATGATAGTGGCAAGGTTTATAGAGTTGTTGCAATAGGTTCATCTGGTAATATTGAAGCAGAAAGTAGAGTAAAATTTTGTGGTCAGGTTACTGGTAGATTGCATTTTAATAATGCTATTGGTGGAACAACTACCGTACCTTTTTTAGTTGGGATGTTTGATTTACCTGCCAATAAATAAACCAAGCGGAAGCATTTCCGCCTGATAAAAAGATAGTTCAGATTGCAACATAGCCTCATCATTTGATGAGGTTTTTTTGTGGATAAAACTTTTCAAACTGCACTGAAACGAGTGCTTCAACATGAGGGCGGTTATATTAACCATCCCTCTGATCCTGGTGGTGAAACCAATTACGGCATTACAAAAAGTGTTGCACGCCAATATGGTTATAAAGGCTCTATGAAAGATATCCCTATGGATATAGTTGAGAAGATTTATAAAAAACAGTATTGGGATGCGATGAGTTGTGACAACTTCCCATTTTCTGTGGCTTTTCAACTTTTTGATGCAGCTGTTAATCATGGTCTGCTCAATGCTCGAAAACTTCTACAACGAGCTGTTGATGTTAAAGACGACGGTATTGTTGGTGCCTTAACTTTAGCTGCAGTTCGTAAGCAACCACAGTTTGCTTTAATCAGTTTATTCAACTCCAAGCGTATTGAATTCTATACAAAGATTTCAACTTTCAATGCCTTTGGTAAAGGCTGGATGGCACGTGTTGCCTTGAACCTTAAATATGCTGCGGAGGATATGTCATGAGCCAATGGAAGCGAAACTTTCGACGTCAGTTAGCTAAACAAAATGCTGTAAAAAATCAGCTTGTGGCTAATGAATCCCAATCCATTCAAGGTGTACCAGTCAAGCTCAAAAAGCGCTGGATAGTAGAAAATTGGCGCAGTGGTTGGTTATGGCTATCAAACTGGATTTTGCTAGTTATTGCTTGGGTCGGATACAACGGTGTTCCACCTGAAATTATAGCGCTTATACCAGAAGCTAATCGTGAAAATGTCATACCAGTTTTGTCAGCACTCGGGGTGGTTTTCCGATTTATCGACCAAAACCGGAAGAAACCTTTGCCTCCTGCATCCGATACCTTTAAGGAGGATGTATGACTATTGAGCTTGAACCATATCAAGTGTTTTTAGTTCTATCGGCTGTGCTAAGCGCAGTCGCTGGAATGATCAAGCTCATGGGTAGCCAGATTAATAAAAACATTCAGCAAAACTTTGAATCAACAAATCAGAAGATTGAGGAAGTGTCACGTCAAGCCATAAAAGGTCAAGAAGAAGTCCGGGAGCTTGAACGTAAATTCCTTGAATTTAAAGCTGATATGCCTTTCCGTTACATTGCCCGTGATGACTATATTCGCGGTCAAACCGTTATTGAAGCCAAGCTGGATGCTGTAGCAGAAAAGCTTGAAAAAGTTCAGATTAAGCAAGGAATTAACCCATGAGTTTTGATCTTCAAAAAATCCGTCGTGAAGGTATGCGCTGGCATTTGCTGAATGCCTTAGATAAAGCTCGTCCACTTGGGGCATTGGATACTTTATTGCTTGATGTAATGCGTGCTTTGTACGCTGATACAACCCCACAAGAATTACATGTTCAATTGGACTATTTGGAAGAACGTAAGCTAGTTGAAATTAAAAAGCAGCCTGATGGTCATTGGCATGCAAAGCTTGATCGTTTAGGTATTGATATTGTGGAGTACACAATCGATTGCCAAGCTGGTATTGCTCGTCCAGAAAAATACTGGAACTGAGGTGACACATGGCAAGAGAGTCGTCAATTGATCTACTAAGTTCTGAGGATAAAACTTGGCTTGATAAGCGGTTTATGGATCAAGGTTTTTGTGGTTATGAAGAAATTGCAAAAATCCTGCAAGAGCGTGGTTACAACGTCAGCAAGTCAAGCGTACACCGTTACGGTCAAAAAGTAGAACAAAAACTTGCTGCGGTTCAGGCCAGTACACAAGCAGCTATGATGATTGCCGATGCTGCGCCCGATGATAGTGATATGCGAAGCTCTGCTGTTTTATCGCTGGTTCAGACTGAATTGTTTAATGCGCTTATTGCTTTGCAAGAATCAGAAAATCCTGATGCTGACCCGGCAGATCGCATCATGCTTATGGCAAAAGCTGGTAAAGGTATTGCGGAAATTTCCAAAGCTTCGGTGAACCAGAAAAAGTGGGAATCAGAAGTTAAAGAGCGCGTTCAAGCTGCTGCTAAAGAGGTGGATAAGATTGTCAAGAAAAGTGGCTTATCCAAAGAAACAGCTAATGAAATCCGTAAGCAAATTTTAGGGATAACAAGTTAATGTCAAATAACCCTCTTCATGAATCACTTGAGCCTGATTTTTTTAGTGATGTGCCAGCGGTACTTTTAAAGTATCAGCAAAAATGGGTGTCTGATAAAACTCCACTGAAAGTAGCTGAAAAATCACGTCGTATTGGTTTGACATGGGCTGAATGTGCCGATGCAACACTTGAATGTGCCAGTGATCGAAATGCAGGTGGTCAAAATGTCTATTATGTTGGGTACAACAAGGATATGACAGTTGAGTTTATTCAAGCCTGTGCAATGTGGGCAAGGGTCTATGACTTAGCTGCAAGTGAACTTGAGGAAGGTATTTGGGAGGATGGTGATAAACAGATCCAGACTTATATTATCCGTTTTCCAAATTCTGGATTTCGAATTGAAGCTTTAACCAGCCGACCATCCAACTTACGTGGGCGTCAAGGTCGTCTAATTATTGATGAGGCAGCCTTCCATGATGATTTGCCGGGTTTGCTTAAAGCTGCTTTAGCGTTCTTAATTCTTGGGGGGTGTGTCAGAGTAATTAGTACTCATGAAGGTGAAGATAATCCATTTAATGAACTGATTAACGAAATACGATCTGGTAAGCGTAAAGGGTCAGTCCATCGAATAACCTTCTCTGATGCTGTAGCTCAAGGTTTATATAGTCATACCGTCTGTTTACGTAAAGGCATTGCTTATGATCCTGATGAGGAAAAAGAATGGGTTGATGATGTTTATGGATTTTATGGCGATGCAGCCAATGAAGAGCTAGATGTTGTTCCCTCCAAAGGTGGTGGTCGCTGGCTGCCACATTCATTATTAGAGAGTAAGAAAGACAGCACAGTACCAGTCATCCGTTTTCATGCACCTAAAGGTTGGGATGACTTTAGCAATGTGAGTGAAGAGGCTCGAAATGCTGAAGTACTGGAATTCTTTAATGAACATTTAAAGCCATTAATTGAAGCTTTACCAAAAAAAACGACCAGTTACTATGGTTTAGACTTTGCCCGTAAAGTCAATGCCTGTTCATTCTGGCCGTTGGTAGAACAGACCAATACTAGAAAGCGTATTCCTTTCTTGTTCGAAATGTTCAAAGTTCCATATAAACAACAAGAAGAATTTCTAAAACTTATTGTTGCAATACTGCCTAACTTTAGCAAAGGTGCACATGATGCTGGAGGTAATGGTGGTTATTTAGCTGAAGCCATGCAGGTTATATATGGTGAGCGAATTGAAGCTATCATGTTGACTGAAGCATGGTACCGTGAAAATACACCACACTTTAAAGCCTCGCTGGAAGATGGTGATATTGAGAACATGCCAGCGGATCAGGATGTAATTGAAGATCACCGGGCTTTTGTGATGGTTAATGGTGTAGCACGTATTCCAGCACAGGGTAAATCTAATTCAAATAATAAAGATCGTCACGGTGACAGTGCTATAGCCCATTTGCTGGCTGATTATGCCAGCAACCATCCTTCAGCACCGATTGAGTTCATTCCACTACCTTCTAGAGAAGAAATTGAAACGAACCCAGATGATTATGATGGTTGGGTCGATACAGCCGGATGTTGGTAAATTTTTATAATTGGCTGGAAGTGTTTCCGCCTATTGAAAATTACTTTTGAAAATAAACTAGAAGTACCTTAAAACGAGTTTTAAATGATGGATATTAAGATTTCACCAAAAAATATATCAAATATTGAAATACAGTTAGATGATGTAACATATTTTTCCAATACAGTGCCTATTAATGGATCACCTATGGGATTGATGACAAATGATGTTGAAATAAATAAAAAGCTAAAGCAAATTTTAGAAAATGCTTTAGCCTCAATCGAAATTAGTTTGCAGTCAAATAGCTAAGGTTGTAACGAATATTCGCGCGTCCACCACCTAAATCAATAACAACATTCCATGTCCCAGTATGAGGTACATTTATACGTGCTGGGAAATGGGTGTAATGTCCCCCATAGTAATTGAATTGACGCCCATTACGATAATTTTGAAAATTAGTATTATCCATAATCATAAAATTACATTGAGTATCACAATCTAGATGTACGATATCCCCTCGATTTAAAAATTTTTGGTCATGTAAATAATTAGCCAT